TCAACAGATTAAGATCGCAGCAGCGACTCGTACGGTTTCAGGGACTGCTGCTCGCCGTATTGCTGATGGAGTTAAGGTAAGCAAGACTTCAAAGATCGGTGAGTTCAGTTACGGTTTTGCCCGTCAGAAGTTCAGCGGTGGCGGTTCAACTCTTGACCTACTTTACGGTATGGAGTTTGGATCTAATCGCTTTAAGCAGTTCCCAAAACGTACGCCTAACAAGGGCAGAGGTAACTCCGGTTACTTCATCTACCCAACTTTGCGACAGATCCAACCGGATCTAGTTCGTAAGTGGGAGGAAGCATTTAGTCAGATTTTGAAGGAGTGGGATTAATGGCAGGTAATAGAACCCTTAAACTCTCGATCCTTGCTGATGTCGATGATCTCAATAAGAAGCTAAAAGCTGCTAATGGCGACGTTCAAGATAGTGCTACACAGTTAGAAAAGTTTGGCAAGGTTGCAGGTGCCGCGTTTTTAGCGGCTGCTGCTGCTGCTGGAGCCTACGCAGTCAAGATCGGCGTTGATGGCGTTAAAGCTGCACTAGCCGATGAACAAAGCCAAGTTAAATTAGCCTCAGCATTAACTAATGCGACTGGCGCTACTAAAGCCCAGATTGCAGCAACTGAGGACTCGATCGATAAGATGGCTCGCGCTTCAGGCGTTGCCGATGACCAACTTCGTCCAGCGCTGGCGCGCTTGGCGTTAAGTACAAACTCAACTAGCAAGGCTCAGGAATTACTATCACTTGCTCTTGACATTTCAACTCAAACAGGTAAGCCACTTGAAGGCGTTGCAAACGCTTTGGGTAAGGCTTACGATGGGAATACTGCTGCTCTTGGCAAGTTAGGCGTTGGCTTATCTAGCGCTGAATTAAAGGCAATGTCCTTTACTCAAGTTCAGACAAAACTCAGCGATCTCTTTGGTGGCGCAGCTGCCAAGAACGCAGAGACTTATCAGGGTCGCATGGATCGCCTAAAGGTTGCCTTCGACGAATCAGTTGAAGCAATCGGATACCGTCTATTGCCTATCCTTCAATCTTTGATCGACATCATTCTCAATAAGATCGTTCCAGGCTTTGAGAAGTTTGCAAAACTCTTTGATCCAATTAAAGATGCGATTGATCGCAACAAGGAATCATTTCAAGCACTTGGTTCATTTATCGTGGATTACATCGTCCCAGTATTTACGGTTGCTTTGGGCGGTGCTATCTCATTCGTTGCTAAGATTGCTGCTGGTGTCGTGGACATCGTAGGCGGAGTAATTAATGTGATTCGTACTTTGGTATCTGGCGCAATCGATGGAATCAATGCGCTAATCAAGGCATACAATGCAATCCCAATCTTGCCTAACATCCCAACAATCTCTAAGCCATCATTTACAACCCCAACAGTTTCAGCTCCAAAGGTAAGCACTCCAACCTACACAGCGCCAACAATCTCAGCCCCTAGCGGTGCAGGTTCTACTGGTACAACATCCGGTACAAGTGCAGTTAAAACTGCATCAACCGCAGCTGCTGCTGCTTCAACGGCAATCGGTTCATTTAACGCTGGAGCCTTCAGAGCAGCAGAGGCTGCTACATCTGGCGACACATACAACATCACAGTAACAGGAGCCTTTGACAAGGAAGGTGTTGCCCGTCAGATTGTTGAGATTCTTAATGATTCAACCGCTCGCGGTGGTGGCGGTGGAGTAGGAGCGTTCCAGGTAGCATGACGCAATGGACTCCTGAGTGGGCTGTATCGATTAATGGCGCGGGTGATGTCACTAATCTGACACTTGCCAACCTAACTATTACATCAGGGCGTACTGACATTTACTCTCAGCCTTACGCAGGTTATTGCAATGTTGAGATTATCAACCTTGACCAGTCTCCAATCGAGATGGACATCAATGACCAGGTAACAATCAAAGTCAAAGATTCATCTGGTACATTCGTAAACATCTTTGGTGGCTTTGTCTCTGACATCGATGTAACGGTCTCTGACGCAGGCACTAACGGCATTTCAGAGCGTATCCGGGTGATTGCCTTGGGTGCCTTATCAAAACTGCCTAAGAGCCTCACAGAGGGTGTTTTAAGCAAGGCTTTTGATGGTACTCAGATTTACACAATCCTTTCAGACTTACTGCTAAATAACTGGAATGAAGTCCCAGCAGCTGAAACTTGGGCTGCTTATGATCCGACTACAACCTGGGCTAACGCGGAAAACGTTGGACTTGGTGAGATCGATCGTCCAGGCGATTATGAATTAACTGCTAGATCATCAGACTTAACTAATGTTTATTCTCTGGTTTCATCTTTGGCTACCTCTGGTTTTGGTTACATTTATGAGGACGCATCAGGCAGAATCGGGTATGCCGATAGCACTCACAGAGCCGATTACTTAAGCACAAACGGTTATACGGAGTTATCTGCTAATACTGCTCTGGCTCGCGGTATCCGCACTCAAAAGCGTTCCGGCGATGTCCGAAATGATGTCACTATCGTATACAAGGCTAATGCAACTGCTAACGCTGTAGATACTCAATCTCAGTCTATTTATGGACCACAGCAATACCAGATCCAGACTTCCCTTGAAAACTCAATCGACGCCGTAGAGCAGGCGGATTTTTATTTAGGATTAAGAGCCTTCCCACAGCCTCAGTTCAAAGAGATCACTTTCCCTTTGGCTAATGGCGAGTTAGACGATAATGATCGGGATGCTTTGTTAAACGTCTTTATGGGTTTGCCTTTGGACATTACTGACCTGCCGGCAAACATCACTAATGCTCAATTTCAGGGCTTTGTGGAAGGTTGGACTTTCCAGGCTGGTTATAACCAACTTAATCTAACTTTGACTCTTAGCCCTACTGCCTACTCGATCATTACAACCCGCTGGGATCGCGTAAACGCAGCCGAGACTTGGAACACTTTAAGCCCAACCCTACAATGGATTAACGCTACAATAGTAGCCTGATAAAGGAGAAACATGGCTAGTACTACGAACTTCAACTGGAGCACCCCGGACGACACGAGCCTCGTAAAAGACGGCGCAGCTGCTATCCGCACGCTTGGGCAATCTATCGATACTTCGATGGCTGAGTTAAAGGGTGGAACAACTGGTCAGGTACTCAGTAAGACTTCCAATACTGACATGGATTTTACTTGGGTTGCGCAGGATGACTCAAATGCTATCCAAAACGCAATCGTTGATGCTAAGGGCGATCTTATCGCTGCAACAGCAGCAGACACACCTGCGCGTTTAGCAGTAGGAACAAATGGTCAAATCCTAACAGCGGATTCTACAGCTGCTACTGGACTTGCTTGGGCTACTCCAACAGCAGATGGCTTGACTTTGATCTCTACAACTACATTTTCAGGCGTTGCAACTCAATCATTTAACAGCGTGTTTTCATCAACTTATGCCAATTATTTAATTGCTTACAACATTGTTGCAGCAGATACAGCAGCAGCACGAGGTATTTATTTGCGTTATCGCGCTAGCGGTACAGACACAACAACTAGTTACGCTGGCAACATGGGCGCATGGAACATCGAAGGAACGACTCAGACTTATAATGAAGTAGTTGCTTCAACAACTTTTACTCAGTTGGGTTTTTCAAGTGCAACATCAGAAATTAACCGACTTTTAGGTTCTGCATACATTTATAACCCAAATGTCGCTCAATACACCGCTTTGACAGGTCAAGCAATCTCTGAAAAGCAAGGTGCTTACAAGGGCGGTTATCAGACTTACTCAATGCAGACTGGAACAACCCAGTTTGATGGATTTACACTTTATGCTTCATCTGGCAACATTTCAGGAACTGTTCGCATCTACGGATTGAGAAACTCATAATGACAAAAATTGGAATTGACAACGACATTATTGAACTAAAGGGCGCAGACGAAGCTGCACTTCTAGCGCAAAAGGCTGCGGATCAGGCATTGTTAGATCAGCATGAATCAACTCAAAGCGCCAAGGTAAATGCCAAAAAAGATTTGCTTGCAAAACTTGGTATTTCTGAGGATGAGGCTAGCCTCCTAATCGGATGAAACCAAAATTATCAAAGTCGGTAGTCCAACTTCGAGAGCAAGCAGACGATGCTTATCCAGATCGAAAGCGTAACTCGGACGGCACAATCGGGGATGCCAAGCACTCAACCCGAAAGAGCGATCATAACCCTGACCCTGATTCAGGGTATGTCCGCGCTATCGATCTCGATGCTGATTTCAACGAAC